AGCCGTCTCGCCTCCGCCTGCAGTTTGGTCATCCGCATCGAGGAGGCATCGGCGGCGGTCTTGCCTTCGGCGAGGCATTGGACGATCAACGCCGCATCGTCGCCGCAAACCTTCTGCAGCTCGGCGAACCGCTGCTTGCCGGCCTGCTCACCTTCGGCCTTGCCTTTGATCAGGACCTGGTTGTAGATCTCGGGCAGGACGGTCGAAAAATTCTCCCCCGTCAACTCTGCCAAGGTCATGTTCGTGATTTCTTCGGGCATGATATTCTCCTTATGTAAAATAGTTTCAAATGCCTGGGATTGTGTATTCTTCAACGCCCCGAAGACGCAGATACTGCCTTCCAGGATCAGGGCGTTACGAATAATCGTACCGGGTCCTTTCAACTTATGACCGTTGACCTCCCCCGTCTCGCCTTCCTTGATATGCTCGAGGGTGCTTTTATCCGGATCGAACCGCAACGATGCCTCAAAGGGGAATCCTTCATCCATTTCCGCTTTGACACCCTGGGCGAGCGGCGAGGTCTTGAGAAAATCGCCTTCCATGACGAACTTCGGCTCAAAGACCGTCGTGTCACTGACGGCGATCCGCTGTGTGACGTCATGAGTGAAGAGGATCGGATTTCTTTTTTTGGCCATCCGCATCGTTTTCTGGTCGAATGCCAGTTTCCCCCAATACCAATGATCTACAATTGAACCATCGTAGAGCGTCAGTTTTACTTTGTTCTTCGGCTTGTCGGGCGAAGTTTCGGCGAACTCCACCAGACCGGGCATCGTGAAAATGAAGGGATTCTCGGCAATCTCTTTCAAAATGACGGGGTCTCCCGCCGCCTGGCGACTGCTGCTGCCGGCCGGTTCGAAGGAGATATACTTGACCCCGTTATCCTTGAGCCACTTCCTGGCCTTCTCTGCGGTCCAGTTTTCTTTGGCGAATCTCAATGCCTGCGGGACCGGGTTATCACTTGGTTTGGCTTTGCCTTTGAGCTTGCCCCAGATGATCGCCACGGTCTTGGGCACCTTGATCTTTCCGTAGATCATACCGCCATCGGTCCGGCGAAAACTCTTCGGGTCGAAATCATCCGGGTTTCTCAAACGGGCGGCGTGCTCATTGGGATAGGGCATTATTTTTCCTCCCCGTTGGATTGCGGTGCTTGTTTTTGAGGAGTCAGGACTACGCCGCTTTCGGCGATCTCATTTTCTTCCTTGACCCGCTGGGCCAGGATTTCTTCCGACCAATCGCGGCCCTGTCGGGCGGCGATGTCCGTGCGAGTGGTCGTCAAGTTGTCGAGCAGCTCGATCTTGTCGGCCTGGGCCTCGCGGTAGGGATCGACATAGGGCCATCGTTTCAAATAGATTTGGTGGGCGGTCCAGTCCTTGCGCTCGGTCAATACTTTGCGGTCGATGAGCTGGCGGATCTTCCAGAGCCACAATCGCCGGACCAGGGGCCGGACCACGAGCTCCTGCTGATCGCGCCAAAAGGCCCGGGCCTCGTTATAGGCGAACCGGCCGTTCATAAACGTCGCGTTGCTGAAGTCCCCCGTCGTCAGCATCAACGGCAGGCATAGAGGAGAGCCGATGAACATGAGCATCCGCATGACGAAGGGATCGAAGGCCTGGGCCGGCCGGGCGGCGCCGAGAACGTCGAGCTCTTCACCCCCGGCACTATCCCCTTCCCATATCTGACCCGGCTCCATGCGAACCATCCTGCGTCCATAATCATCTTCTTTTTCGTCTCCCCCCGTTGTTTTCATGCCGCCCAGCGAACCGGTCAACCCTGCACCCGTATACGTTTTCACTTTGAGAGGAAAACAGGCGTTAACCTTGGCCGCCACGACCTCGGCGTCCACGTAACCGAACAGAAGATCGATATAGACAACGGCGCTAGTCAGCATCGGCTCGCCACGCGAATGATCGAACCGCTCCGGATCGAACATGTGATGGACGATCTCGGCGGGATATTTCTGATAACCGGTCGTCTGGATGTAGCCCCATTTGTTGGGTTTGCCGAGATAATAGCCGAGCACCCGTCCACTCTGTTTGCTGAAAGCGACACCGTTGACCACGTCGTAATATTGCGGGTCGATCTCGATCTTCGAGCCGTAGGGCGTTCCGCAACATTCACCCTGAAACGCCTGGGGACCCTCATCGGTCAGCAGGGTGAAGATGTCCCCGTCCTGCATAAACCGGTAATCGCATTTATGAATATAGGCGTGAAAGTTGAACCGGCCCGTAACGTCGCAAGGCTGCTCGACCATCTCGGCCTTGACCGCCTGCTCGGCCGCTTCATTCCAGCCTTTGTCCTCCGTGCGGGCCTGGATCCGCGTGGAGGTCCCGACGATGTTCGTGACTAATTTGCGAAACAATCCCTTGACCAGGGGGTTATTGTTGGAAAGGTCCCGGGCGATCTGGCGGAGCTCATCCAGGGTACTCTCACTGAGATCCCGGTCGCCGGCTCGCGGCCCGTAGATCCGTTTCTTCCGCAACCGGCTCCGGTCGAGCACCTCGTAGGCAAAACGATGGGCCTGCCGGGCCCTCGCCAAACGGGGCGAAAGAACACTGACCGGGCCATCCATTGCCTCCGACATCCGGCCCCAGAACGAATTACGCTCGCCGTTGCTCATCAAAATTCCGACACCTTGATATACCCGCTGTTTCCCCGCTCGGTCCGGCCGAGTAACCGCTCTTCCCGCTTGTAGAGAACATCGAGCGATGGATACGTGATCGTCGCCCCTTCGTCGTTGACGAAACTCTGGGCCCCCGATTCGACCGCCGCAATCGCCGCCTGAACGCTCGTCAATTGTTCCGCTAACGTGGCCACATCTTGTGCTCCATAATCAAACCATTCACCACATCTGGTATACTGTATAGGCACAGTATCGGCAGGGCGGGGAATGTTTGAAATGGGGTCGGTGGCAATTATTGCCACTTACTTGAAGATTTATTTTTCGATGCTTTTGAAGGTCCGTCCGCACTTTTTGCACCGATGGCGGCGGATCGGCAGATCATCGCTGCTGTAAACCGGGCACTCATCTCCGCCGCAACCTGGGTAGGGGCAAATCACCTTGACGTAATAGACGACCGGCACGCCGTCTTCATCCCTGGTTGGAAGCCGCCGCCGTCTCATCGGTTGATCCGGCAACCCTAAATCCGGCAGATCATCAAAAAAACCATTCATGGATTTATTGTTGACTATTGACTATTTGAGCCACCGTCTTTTGCAAAACCTCAATAGCATTTTGTTGCAATTTCTGGGTCAAGCAAAGTCCTACGATGAAACCCGTTAATGCTCCCAACCATGCGTAGTGCCAACTATTCATTCTTTTTGCTCCTTTCCCGGGTCCTCTGTGTCCCGCCTTGGATCAAGAGAACTCCAATCATACATAGTAAATTGAAGATCAGTTTTATCCAGAAATATCTGTTTGGCGACGCGGCGCTGCCTCCACCAGCGAACCATGAAGAATCGCTTCCATCCATATATTCTCCTGTAAGTGATTAGGAGAGCGGCATACTGCATTTTTGCAAACAGCCGCTTTCCCCAAGCATCGACATTCAATAGTTCCTCATATCGGGTGAAAGATTTTTTCGCTGCATTTATCATATCTTTTTTTTCGTGCTCATTCGTGTTCATTCGTGGCTAACCTCTTTCTGTGATCTCTGTGGCTAAAATCGAAAATCGAAACTTGTGGTGAGCGAAGTCGAACCATCATAAATCATAAATCTACAGGCTCGGTGTTCCGTCCCAGTAACTGTTTTCCTGCTTCGATTCGTCCTTATGTTTCTTCATCCGCCCGGAGACGGTCTTCACGTAGTCCACGTCCTGAAGGTGGAATACGCCGGCTAATTCGGCGGCGAGATCGCAATAGACGCTCGCATCCCAGATATGGTTTTCGCGGAAGCCAGGCTTGAGCACCCACGTGACGATCTCGCGGCCGCTGCGGGTCCGCTTGACGAGCTGGGCCTCGCTGGCTAATTGCCTGGCGAGATCACCCGGCAGATCATTCGGCAGATGCAGAAAACCGGGGCCGGGGGCTTTCTCCTTGTCGTAGAGGCACTGCCACAACCGGTCCTTGCCCGTATCGACGCAGAGATCGAATCGCCGCATGGCCTTGCCGGCGACGGGACGGGCCTTGTAGTAACTGTTGTGCATCCGGTCCCTGCCGTATCCCATGACCGGGACCACGGCCCCCTCCGGGAACCGAAGACAAAAATCATAGACCACGCTCGATTCCTCATCGCGCTCGGCCACCTGGTATCGGCAATCGACGGCGGCCCGGCTGGCGTAGTACCGGACCGATTCATCTTCCGCCGATACCCATTCGCTTCGGACGAACGATTCGACCAGGTCCCAATTCTCCGGCCGACCCGTATGGCCCGTCTCCAGCCGCCCGGCCCATAAGAGCCATTGCTCGTTTCGGAAGCCATAACCCTTTGTCACGGCCCATACACAATCGGTTTGAACGTCGATGCCGTGACAAATCAACTGGACGCGGCGGGGCACGAGCCTTTTAGCCATCGAATAATCGCCCACGTGGGACTGCAACTGAGTCAGGCCCGTCTCCCGCTCCCGCCGTTCGAACGCCCGGGCGTTCTGATTGTTCCAGAAACTGCGATACGGTCCTATGTCACCCGAATCCCGCCGCTTGATGGCGGCGACAAACTCGGCGGCTAATTGATCGACCGTCGTGAAGGATGGATCGA